TCATTATAATCATCAAGATCTTTAATTGTGAGAGAACAAGATATTTTAAGTCTATCAGCTCCTGGAGCTGCATAGTTATTGAATCCTTTTGAGTTATCTGTTAATGTCTGATCCTCATCAGCATTAACAATTTCCTCTAAAACATTTAAACCAATTCTGCCACTAGGAGAATTTGAATACTGTGATAAAACAATGGTTTCATCATCAACGTTTACAAAATTTCCTCTTACGAAGTAGACACCATTTGTGATAGAAAATGCAGAACCAGTTGAGGATGCGTTTGCTTGAATAGTAGAAGCAAACGATTCGCCAGTTGGTATAAATGGATTATTTAATGGACCAGATATGATATCAATATCTGCAGAAAGAAGTTCTCCATCCAGAAAAGTGGAAGTTTCTGAATTCTGTACATTAGATGATAAGTAGGAAATGTATAATGTTAGATTTCCTCTTTCCGAATCTTCAGATCTTAAGACTTTATCAATTATTGCTGTTACGCCAGAAGTTAAACCAATTATTTTTCTTTTTAACAGTTGATCTATGTAATAGTCAACAGGAACACCTAAATGAGTATTATTTAACTCAATGGCATTATAATTTCTTGTATATGCAGTATTCCCTGGAATGACTTTAGCACCTTCTTTGAAAAAGTGCTGACCAAATCTTTCAATTTGATTTTGAAGTATAGACTGCAGTCCCGTCAGTTCTCTTGCTTGAACTGGATATCCAGGTTTGAAAAGAACCTTATGGTAGTTGTCATTTGGATCAAAATCATCAAAATATGGTGAGACATTGAGATTGGTTTGTTGAGCCATAATTGATTAAAACTGCAATATGATTTTAATGTCTTCCTTTTGATTTGAAGATCTGGTTATGGATGGTCTATTATCAACGTAAATTATATTACCACTGAAAGGTTGAACCTCTGGATTAGACACTCCACTAGCAAAAGTTTGACCAAGATAATATGTCCTATTATTTATGGAGGTTGAGAGACCCGTGAAGGAGGTGTCAATGCCTAAATTGACGCTGCCACCAGTGATTGTAAAACTTCCTCCACTTGTTGGTGTAGCAGTAAATCTGTTCAAAGTGTATCCAAAAGTGGGATTAGTTTGAGCAGTTCCAACAGTGTTAAATCCAGCAAAAGTTCTTTCTTGCCAGAGTTTTAGAACTCCTGTAGTTTGGTCATAACTAACAACTTTACCCATTGCTGTTTGACCAGTTCCAATTACTTGTTGTACCACAGAATCTGCGGTGAAAGTAGCAGAACTATAACCAGTTCCAGTCAACTTAAGAGCATATACTCCACTTGCTTTATCTAAAGACAAAAGTTGAGAACTTCCATATGCAAGAGGATTTTCTACAATTCCAATTCTAGCAATTTCATTTCCAGTTATAAAATCTGGATTTTCTGTATCATTTTCTATTCTGGAATATAAAAGTACATTTGTTGCACCTAATTCCCTGTAGATGTCTTTTCCATGACCACCTTTTGGTGGAATAATAACATCTAACGTGGGATAGGTTGTTGGTGCAGGAATTCCGCCAGCAGTTAAATCAACATTTGCAAAAGTATATCCAGATCCTTGATTAGAAATTACAACACTGCCAACTTTTGAATCATTGTTAATCGTTACTGTACATTCTGCTCCAGAACCATCACCCTTAATTGGGACTTTTGTATAAGTTCTGTTTGCAGTACCTACGCCAACTCCCCTATTTTTAATAACTACTACTTTAAGTCCACCATCAACTGCGTTATCTCTAACTGCAGCATTTTCGGTGCTAGTTGACCAGTTTGATGGAACTGGCATGTACTCTGTGCTGTCAAATTTAACAATATCGGATGGTTTAATAGTATAAAGATACTTCCAAACATAACCATCACCACTTGTTCCAGCAGTTCTTGGTTCTAAATCAGTAAATGTTGGTTCATCCAAAGATGGTTTTCCATTTACATTTTCTGGATCAGTTCCATTTTGAAGACAAATATAAACTCTATAATCACTATTGACTACAAAATAATTTGCAGAGTACAAAGAAGTTCCACTAGCATTTTTTGGAGTGTTGGTTATGCTGTAATCATGTCTGTAATAATCATATGTTGTACCAGAACTCCAAACATTCTTCTTTACAACCTGCTTGGCATCATCAGACGTTATCTTCTTAAGTGCTATTACAGTTTCCCAAGTTTTGTTCTCATCATTAAAATTATCAGTGGGAGCAGGAGGTGTGGTGTCCCAATCACTATCAATTGCTGTCGGGTTTGGTAGTCCAACAAAACTGTAATATGAATTTGCAGTGGTGTTAAATCCAGCTACAAAATTCTTCGCATTTAATATTCTGATCTGATCAGTTATAATAGCAGACATTTTTGTGATTTTTTATTTATTTATTAGGAATAACCCTGGGACTTTAATGATTTGGTTCTTATAATGTAAGGACCTGTTTGAATTCCAACAACTCCATTTGTAGTAATCGCAGAGTATGTGCTTGTACCAACTCTTTCACTGGTAATAATTTTACCCCAACTATATCTGCCATAGAAACTACTAATTGCCAATCCAGCAGCACTAAATCCATTGTAATCGGAAACACTAACAGTAACTCTAGCAACTGTAGTTGATGCAAATCCAACAGCAGATGTGCTAGCAGTAGAAACTGCTGCAACTCTATAAATGTTATCAAGACAAGTTGTACCAATTCCAATTACGTTTAGATCTTCATCAAGAGAAGTTACACCACTACCAACATTAGAATCATATACAATGAAGAAATCTCCTGTAGATAATCCACTGATTGTTGTTTGTGGAGTAATGTTAGTGTTATTTCTCAATGTTGATGTTGCTTCAATCACTAAATCAAACACAATTGCAGTAGAAGCAACTCCAACTGAAGTTGTGCTGATTCCAGTAATAACTCCATAATCTCCGCTATAGGATACGATTGTGTTATCTTCTTCTTTTACTGTTGCTGGAGGGCCAATCAAAACCAATGGTGGATTTGTTGTAGTATATCCAGTTCCAGGAGAAGTTATCGTAACACTAGAAACAGTTGCTCCTGCAGAAATTGAAGCAGTCGCAGTTGCTCTTTGTGAAGTTCCAACACCAACGGGGTTTTCTATGGTTACTTGTGGTGCGGCAGCATATCCAATACCACCAGAAGAAATTACAACAGATGATATTGTTCCTGCGATAGAAACAATAGCAGTTGCAGCAGCAGAAACTTTTTCGCCATTATCAACGATCATAATTTCTTTTTGGAACTCAACTGACACGCTATTTTCATTGAGAGGATTAAAGAATGGTCTAACATTATCAACATAAATTTCAGTTGATCCCACACCAACAGATCTTATCAAATAAGTTGTTGGGAAAATATCTGCTTCATACAAATCACGTGCTTTGCTGACGACTTTACCATTAATAAGTCTATCTTCAGATTGTCTGCACCATTTTACTGGTCTCAATAATGAAGTATTAGCACTTAAACCAGGACCAAAGTAAGTATTTGTGTTTACGGTTCCAGAAGAAACAATTTCAGAAACAGTCCTTGTATTTTGATCTAATAAAGAACTATCACTCTCAATTGTCAGGTCATCACCAACTTTTACAGTCTCTGTTACATCAACATCAGTAACATCAACACCACCAGTTCCTTTATAGAACAAGAACTTTAGAGTATCCCCTGCTTTTGGTGCTTCTGTGAAATTAATGTTGCTTCCACCAGAAAACTCATAGGATTCTCCAGGAACTTGTAAAATATCGTTAATGAATATCAACAAGGTATCTTGAATTGATATATTCGATCCAGGTTTTGAAACAATCGAGAGAGATTCTCCATTCTCTGAAATTGGGAAGGTTTTTCTGATTCCATTGAAAAGATTAGAGAAATCATCAAGAACTACAATTGATCCAACAGACCATGCAGTAAATTGATCTGCATCAACTCTATCAATTGTAAGTTTGAACTCTTCAAAAGTTTTTGTTGGATCTGTTGGAATTCCAACTGTTCCACCAACTCCAATTGTCAATATCTGACCAACTCCATATCCATATCCAGTATTTGAGATACTGAACTCTATTACGCTAGATCCTTGCCCAACAACAACATCTACTTTTGCTTGAGTTCCTCCAACTCCTGGAGAACTTGCACTGTAATGTAAAGGAAGATTTGTATAAGATAGTGGAGCATCAAAGAAGACATAAGGTGGATTTGAACTGGTGTACCCTGTACCTGGATTTGTAATAGCAACACTGACAATATGACCACCACTTATAGCAGCGGTTCCAATAAATTCAATATTTGGAACTCCTGTGGAAGAAGTTCCTACGCCAACATTAACTGTTGTTTGAATACCACTTCTATATCCAGAACCACTATTTCCTATAGAGATAGAAGAAACTGTTCCTGCTGCGGAGATTACTGCTGTTCCTCCTGCAGCAACAAGTGGTTGTAAACCAAATCCAGAACTTGATCCGACAGAAATGATGACTCCTCCAGTAGGAATATTTGCATTATTAACATCATATGAAACAGAACTTGCAGTTCCTGTAAATCTGACTGAAGTAATTCCAGATTGCTCTATCAAGGTGTAGTTGTAATTTGCACCAGGACCTTGTAAAATTCCATTAATTAGTAATAATGGGAAGTTGGTACTAATTCCAGCAACATCTTGACCATCTGATGTTAATGGGAATTGTTTTGTTTGTCCATTAAATCTTTCAGTAATATCATCATACAAATAATTTTTAGTGTAGGTTTCACTGGAAGTTCCAACTATTCCATTTCTCATGAATGATCTTCCATTGAAAGAAGATGAAGAAGTTATACCAGTCCAATCTCTGAAAGATGGTGGATCAGTTACGGATCCAATTGGAGTATTTCCATATGGAGGTTCGATGAAATTAATCGTATTTCCACTAATGTTGTAGTTTCCTCTGATCTTTGATACGGTTGTTGTTGAAGTGTGTCCAGCTAACTTGGTGCCCAACCATGCACGAGTAACTTTAACTGCATTTGTTGTTCCAATACCAATTGCAAGTATCTTTACAACTTCATCATCAATTTGTACATAATCTCCACCAAAGAATGAAGTAATTCCTGTAAAGTACAGTACGTCTTGTGCAGACGTTGCTGTTTCTGCTAAAGTTGTTCTAATTGAAGTCTCCGCAATAGGAGACTGAATCATATTATCAATAGAAATCAAGACTTTTTGATTTGCATCGATAGCAGTCAATGTATGGGAGTTTCCAATACCAACTCCAGTAAATGCTACAGAAACTGGATTCTTGCGGAGAGCAAGTTCTGCAGTTGCAGCAAGTTTGATGTTATCTTCATCAACTTTGATACAGAATACATTTTCTGGTAAGGTGGTGGTTGTTCCAACACCAACAAATCCATCTGTAGAAGCAATCGAGATGAAATCAGTCTTAATACCCAAACTTGTTGAATATGTAAGTTGTTGACCACTTACAAAGAAGTGATTTGGTATGTTGAGTGTATTATCAGTTAGATTGACAATAGTAGAATCTGCTCCATCAAAATTTCTTTCAAAAATTTGATTGTTTTTGTGTGTGAGTGGGAAATCTCTTCTAATTTCCGCAAGAGTTCCTGTATATGTTGAGAAATTGGATTTAATTGAAGCACTACCCAAATCAGTTTCAGTTCTAGTAGTTGAAGTGTTTTCTTCGACACTCACTGCATTAATATAAGTTTTAACATGAACTTCAATATCTGGATTTGGGGTAAATGTTAATAAAGATCTTGATCCACTTCTTTCTGCCCCTAATGTCCCAAGTCCAACATAAGTTCCAAATCCAGTTGGGTCATTTGTTGTATTATAAACAGCAAATTCTGTCAGGAAGATTTCACTGTCATTATCAACCATGACAAATTCTGACAATTGGTGAATATTGTTGGTCAAATCTGAAACTTGGATTATTCCATATGCACCATCATTAGAATCTCCATAACTACCAATACCAATTGCTGTTGGTGAACTCGTCGATGCTATTCCAACTCCATTCGCTATCAATTGTGCATTAACAAAATCATATGTCCCATTACCAACATAACCTTCGGACGAGAGTCCCACTGAAAGGGCATTAACTTTAGTTGTAGAGAATCCACTAATTGGAGTATATTTTACAATAATATCTGAACCAGACATTGTTACTCCATAAGTTCCAAGTCCAGATGATCTTTGGAATCCATCAAGAGAATGAGTAGTTAACTGTCCATATTCAAATATTTTGACATCTGTACCGTCATGAATGATGCTCAACTCGTCAAACTCTGCTTCACTATCATTTTCAATACTTACAACTAGTTTTGCTGATCTAGTTCCCGAAGTAGATGTTCCAATTCCTGCAAGAGTGAACAATTCGGTTGTTGTTACACCAGAAATAATTATGTTCGTACTTGCAACACTAATCAGAGATCCTGGGAAAGAACTTGCGGTAGAAACACCAACTAATGTCGTTCCAACACCAACTGTTTCTGTGTTCAACCCAAGTCTATCTAAATTGTAACTAAAGACAGATAAGTTATAATTGTTTAATTTAAATTTAGTTGGATAGAACTGTAAAACACCTTCTGACCCTTCAATAGTGTAATCAAAATCTCCTAAATTCAGTACAGTATCAACATCTCCATATTGACTGATCATTGCTTGACCATTAGAGGTGTTATTCAATACAGTAACGAGGGATACTTGTCTTTCTCCAGTATAAAGTCTATCTTTTGCCAAAACAACAAATTTCGTTGCAACTCCATCACCGATAGGTTGTCTTGAAATATTAGAATATGGTGTTGACCTTGGATTGCTATTAAATTGAGAACTTACATCATCTATAGTAAGAACTCTGTTTCCTACGGATTCTGAATAATCAGTTATAATTCTTGAACTGAAAGAAATTTGATCAGAAAATTCTGAACTTTCTGATTGTAAGTAGTTTTCTGTTACCAAATCATAATTTGAGACACAATTTAAATCATATTGACTTACATAATCAACTTGAATAGTCGTTGCATCTAATGGACTAATTTTTAATGTTTCTTTATCGGCAGAAACAACTTCAGATTCTACTTGAAGATCACTAAACTTTTTAAGTCCAGTTGTATGTAATAAAGAACTTACAACATCATTCCAATCTTCAAATGGTATTTTTGATCTTATAGAATAAGAGAAGTTTTGATAATAATCATTATCTTGAATTTTTTGATCCAAATTATTCAAAATTCCACTATCATATCTCCAACCGTTTTCAACAACTGAATAATAATCCAAATCATATTGTGATTCGAAGGAATAAATCTCCTCAATCCTTGCTTTTGATCCAGTTATGATCTCTTCAATTTCTTCATTTACAGCAAAATCTTCCGAACTTTCTACTGTTAATAATTGATTTACTTCGTCCCATTCAAAAACAGTTCCTTTAACATCTTCGGAAACAACTTCATTTGCCTTCTGGAAGGAATTTGATTCAAGTTCATATTTGAACTGTGGGAAATATTTTTCAGGAACAAGCACTGTTGATGAATTTACTGAATCAAAAACTCCTAAAGATTCACCAGTTCCAAGATAATCTGCAAAACTATAAGTTACAAATCCAACGTTTCCACCAAGATTTGGGTGAACTGCAGTAACAGTGAAAAGTGCATAATCATACTCATTAGAGTTGAATCCTTTAGCAGTTGTTCCTACTCCAACACTTGAGTTCTCCACTAAAACTTTATCACCAACAGAAATTGGGAAGTTCTCACTATAAACCTCCTTCATTGTTACTTTTACAGTCTCTGAAAATGGATCATACTCCAAATTAGAAACTCTAATTCCATTTGGATTTCCAGTTGGTATAATTGTTGGTGAGTTATTGGTTAAACTTAAAGTATTTTTCTTAATTTCAATTTTATTTGAACCAACAGTATAACGAAGGTCTACATCATTAATTTTTTTCTTTGTTCCACCATCAATAACAACAAGAGAAGGAGCGGTGGTATATCCAAGACCAAAAGAAGTAATACCAACACTCTTGAACTTATAAAACGCAGATACTTTTAATACTTGAGGAAGTATTGCTTGTGGGGAAAGCGTAGAATCTGATGGATAGTTAAATCCAATATTATCAATCTGGGTCTTTAAGACTCTTCCTATCGTTTTACTAGAAGGATTTAAAACAGCTCCAGTTCCAGATAAAGTAGTTATTGTGCTTATTCCTGGAAGTTTAGAATAACCAAGTCTCCTGTCTAAAGACTCAACTTCTGCAATTGGTCCATATGCAAATTTAGAATTAGTTGTATATGATAAAGTAGAAGAACTGCTTGAGTAAGAATCTGCCTCTGGATATTCCTTTATTGTGTAGTTGAACGAATTTGTGGAAACACCAGATACTACATGAGTTCCATTATACAAACTTGATTTTACTAATAATTGATTATTTGAATGAATTTCATCATCAACAACAATATCAAGATTTTGTTGAAGGTTTCCAGCAATATCAAGTGCTTCTAATCTATAGTAGATAATTTTTGGCGAGTCTGAATTAATAGTTAAAGTTACAGTTGATCCAGAAGATCCAAAATCTCCAGATTTTGACACATTAAATGTGGAGGTTTTACCATTAGTAACATATTCTTCTGTGAATTCAGAATCAAGGTAGAATTTAAGTGCAAATGCTGGATATTTTGTGGAATTTCTAGTATAAGATAATGATGAGTCTGAAACATCAAAAGTGACTGTAGAATTCCTATAGAATGTTAGTGGTGGATTGATTGGAAGAATGCTACCAGAAGATTGAGTAGAAATATTGACAAAACTTGGTGAAGTTTTTGTTGTTTGATATTTTGTGTCACAAAGTCTGATGTTATTTCTGTCTACAACGTATGCATAGTATTCCTCATTGTTAGTAAGCCCAGTTGCAGGTGATGCTGCTGTGTGTATTACCTTTTGTCCAGTGGTTAATCCATGATTAGATAATGTTATCGTATTTGTTGACGTAGTAATTCCACTTGCACCAAAATCTAAACTACCAACAGTCATTTTTCTGTTGTGAGTATTATATCTGATCGAAACGGATGTTGAAATTGATGGATTTACATCAACAAAAACAGTGTCATTTCTTAAAAGTCCATTAGTTGAAGATGTTGAAACAGTTACAAGATTTCTATCGATAGATCCTTTAACTATTCCCGAATAGTTCGTAACTAAACTATGATATACACCAGTACCAACTCCAATAAAGTATAATAGACCTTGACCTGATGTTGTGCTAGCAATTCCAACAAAAGTTCCTGTTGCTCCAAGTCCAACTTTTACTGTAGACAGTCCAATTAAATCAGTGCTTAATTTTGCGACAAATAAAGTCGAATTGTCTGCTAAAGTAAAGGAAGATCCTGCACTTACAGTAGATACCCCTATTGCGTCTCCACTGTTGATTCTGTAAGTTACCTCATCTCCAGTTAATAACTTATGATTTGGTAAATATAGTGATTGTGCAGGAACAAATATTTCAGTTGCCCCAGATCCAGGATTAGAGAAAAATACAGTGGTTCCAATACCAACTCCAGATACTGAACTTATACCCAAAGATTCTACTGGATTGAAATAATATTCTTTGTTTACTTTTCCATTGAATGATGTTTTGTACCCAACATTAATAAGAACTCTTCTTGACAGTTCTTCAATTCTTGTTGATAGTGTGTGAGAAACCCCGACAGCACCATTTTGCGATCTTAAAACTCTGAGTCTAGAAGAAACTTTATCAACATTTAGAACTTTAACCTGTTCTGAATTGGATCCAGTGCCTATTCCAAGAATATCATTCTCTTGAAGTTGAGGAAATTCAATATTCCCCGAAATTGAAATGTAAGTTACAATTCCAGTAACTCCATCAGTAGCAATAAATTTAGATACTGTTAAGTAATTTGTAGAGACTCCTACCTCATAACTTCCATCCAAGAAAGAGGAAGTTGTGGAAAGTCCAGATACATTTATTACATCATCTTTCTTAAATCCATGAATTGCAGTTCCAATTCCAAGGAATGTGCCATCTCCTTTGATTGGATAAAATTCAACGTTTGATATTTCAGTCCTTGCAACACTTATTGCTGATGGACTTGCTCCTAAAATCTTGGAGACCCTAGACGCAGAGAAGAATTGAGATTGTGGTTCTTTTTCAAAAACAACTCTATCATTAACTTTATAGTTTGTACCACCAGTTTCAATTCCAATATTATCAATGTATCCTTTTTGGATTGATTTTATCGTAGAATCTTGATTAACAAAATCGTAGGATTTTTGAAGGTAATCATATCCACTATATTCTTTATTAAGTGCATATGGATAAGTATTTCTTATCCATGCATGAGAACTTACATCATACTCGTCATGATTTGAATTTGGATCATAGTTAAACTCATCTGGACTTGATTGGAAATTTTTTCCAATTAAATATGGGAAACTTGGTTTCTTGAAATTCTTAAATGCACCATCTGTAGAAGAGGATCTATCAAAAGTTGCAAAATATGCATAAGTTCCATTTGGAAAATCGGGAGTTACACAGAATCTTCCATTATTCTCATCCAAAACTGATTCATCTGTGGATTCTCTCCACTCAAAGTCTTCTACAAAAAATTCCTCTGGGAAAGCACTTGTTGGGGGTCTGTTTGGTTTTAGTGATAATGAATAACCAGATTTCATTTGAGTTATACTACCACCAGATGTAGT